CGTTCCTTCTGCAAGATTACACAAGATAAATAGATAAATATCACCGAACATAGTTCTGTGGCAGAATGTTTTTGGAGAAACCCGAAAAACTCCGTTAATAATTTGTGGTACCTGTTTAAGCTGTTGTGACCAGGAGTGAATCAAACCATAGGTATTACTATCTTGGGTCGACTGCAATTAAGATCAGATTCACCAAGCGCCCTAGGATGGAGCCTACACTTTCATCAAAAGTTGCCACACTTTTCATAAACAAGCCACAAATTATTAAATTTGATAATAACGTAGGGTCGGGTGCATGCTACGTTTATAATAATTATGTCATTACTTGCGGTTATTGGCCATACTACTATTGTGTATGATCATAGTAGGTTTCTTCTTGCTCTTAGGACGGTTGCGGGAACTTGATCGTCCGGAAGGTTTCTTGTATTGTTCAGCAGGGTTCTTATTCGCAATGATTTTTGGCATAATTGGTAGTTGTTGTATGTTTCTGTCCAATTTCTTTTCGATTGCTTTAGCAATTTTATTGACTGTGTTTGAGCCAATTTTTCTGCTGTCTCTCTGTTTCTTAGGTTGAATGAATTGATTGGCTCTCTGCATGGCTTGTTCTTGCTTCGGTTTGGATCCGAACAAATCTTTAAGCCAGCCAACAGCAGTTGGGAGAAATTGCAGGACAGTTGCAGCGACAGTGCCAAGGTCATTTGCTGATGCGGGCAGTGAATCAGGTCGCTGTAAATGGATTCCGGCCGCCATTTCAAGAGCATCGGGGTCAGGTAAAGGTAACAATCTTTGTACAAGGGCGGGAAATGACTTCACCCTTGGTTGTGCCTCCCAACCTGTGACCGTTTTTACTGTGATATAAGGCAGACCCCAAGCCTCAGCATTTGATGTTGATAAGCCATCAAACAATGTCCATGACCAATCGGACATATTCCAAGGTATATCACAGAATTTAAATGTTTCAGTAGATGTTTTAACGGGTGTGTCATACAGAGGCACAAAATTCATTATTGGTTTATCAGGATCATACCAACAAATGAATGTGACGACCAAACCAAACTTTGTTGTGGAAGTTGAATCACCATCTTGAGGATGACCATTAGGGGCAGACATGAATAAGTTGACATCATCAGAATCTGCTTGTACAACGAATGCTCCGTCAACAGCCATACGACTGGCTGCTTTCTTAGACAAATTTAGCAATTGGGTAGCATCATTAGGTAAAACATTACTCAACCACTGTGAATAATCATAGGTTGGAGTTGAGTAAGTGCCACCGGGAATTGTACCAAGATTAAACATTTGCACCTCCAGATCGTTAATTGTGGCATTAATGTTTTTCTCAGATTTTCCGAGAACTTGGTAACCATCTTCCTCAATGTTCATATTTTTAAATTTATTAGATAAATCAGTATGAACTCGTTGTAACTGATTAACACTGTGTTTGTGACCATTCGATTTTAAACAATCAATCAATTGACCAAGAGTGAATTTGGACATCATAGAGGTATCAAGATTAAAGGTTTCATTTAATTTTCGAGCAGTGTTAATGATTGATGGTTTGAATTTGGCAGTTGTTACTATACCTTGATTATTGTTCTTAGTGGCATTAAGGTAAAAGGTGGTACTCTTATATGCTTGACGACATGATGCAAAATCTTTAGCATATGAGTTATACCAATCATATGCATCATTACGTACCGCACACAAACCTTTGGGTTCAGGAATAGTTGGTGGGGAATTTAACCAAGATTGTTGGGCCCAAGTGTTATTAGCTGTACGATAAAACACATAACTACCAACTTTTCCTCCACTTGGTGTCAAGAACAACATAGCAGGTGCATTGATATCAGAAATAATTGGATCTTTTCCTTGGACATGAGTTTGGAAAGTCACTGGAACATTGGTTTCGGATATAATTTCGAAAATTGCAACGTTCGGGCTAGCTTTACTTGGTGTTCCTTCAAATCTAGCGTCAGCTGGTGGGTGAGTAACTTTCTTAACATAATTAGCACCATAAACAGTTTTGCAACGAATTTCGTCGCCTTGAACTTTCATTACAGTCGTATCAGACATAATTATTAATTTATTGTTAATTTTGTTTAAGTATAATAAGTTTTGTTAAATATTTGATTGTTATGATTTAATTTATATAGTTTTATTTACAATAATTTTATTTTAGTATGTACAAAGGAGTGATTGTGAATCAAAAATTGAAAACATAGTGATCTTTGATAGGCGCCAGATCATCTATGTTATCCAGTTTTGTCATCTCACTCAACCAGACAAAGATTGCAGATATTTCATCTTTGGTGACGGCAACATTGTGCTCTTTATAATATTGTTCTGCGATCGACAGACCATATTGGTAGTGGCGATCGTCAATGACCACATCGAGACAGTCTAACAAAGATTGTTTTTGCTCTTTCCAATCTGCCTTATCAGAATAGACTTTTGATAACACTCTCGATGCCCTTCTTATGACATCAGGAAAGAAGGTACCATTTGGCAAGATGATATTAGCTATGTATTCTGGTATGTTGGCATAATCCTCTTTGATCTTGAATCCTGCCAATTCACGTATTGCTATTTGTCCATCATAATCTTGATTGATTTTCCTTGCCGCAATTATGCTGTCATCACCTTTAAAACTTGCAAATTGCGTTTCCACATACTTATAACATGCTCCCATTGCCATCATATTGAAGGTTGTATTGCCGTTTAATGTGTCAGGTTGACCAGAATGTTGTTTCCATGCTCCCTCCAATATGGCTCGCATCACACCATTACCATCCCATTTATCACAGGCCACCATTACCCAATGTTGTCTCTGTGACAAATACATTTCTATGATATGCGTTGGCACGTTACATAATCTCATAAACATTGCTCCTGCAAGGATACCTTGCATTTCTTGACTAGAATCAAATTCACCGAAGTCTGCAACAAGCTTCTTAAAGTTATTATTCTCTATGACTTCTGCGAATCTTTGGAAGAACAAAGATATATCACGATCGCTCTTTCCGTAGGCTAATTGAACATTCGGGAGTAGAATCTTAGGTATCACCTCTGCTACACATCTTATGAAGCCTGAGAAGATTATATTCAACATCTTCGACCAAGCTGATACGCCCTGACCGGCCTTTTCTTTTGTATCATAACCCGGTTCAGCCACTAATTTTGGCTGTCTCTTAAGATGAAACTGAACCAATTTATGATATGTGTCATTCCACTCTAATTCCAAATCTTTGATCTTATTATTGACCTCGCCGTATAATATACTTTCAATTAGTCTATGAACTATTGATTTAAACCTCATGTCTTCTTCATAATTTTTGTTCTTCACATTCAGTAATTTACCACTTTTCGTGTTTTTAAGCAATGTTATATCACTCTTATCTAGTTTGATGCTGCATAAATCCAATAAATCGTCCTTAACATTGGCGTATTTCTTTTGCAAGTTCTTAATATAAGTCACCACAGCTGGATAAAGTTTTTCGACAGTGACTGCATCTTTGATTATTATATTATAGTCTGGTTTTAACCATTTCTCAAAACCTCGTTTATATCGGTCGACAAACGTTGGTGGAAGATGTTTGTCTTCTTTTGCATATCTGGTCAACAAACAATGCATAGTCTGCGTCGTATTCTTTGGCGTATAAATCAATTGATAAGGTCTTTTTCCAATCATACGACCATTGATAGTAATCTTCTCTTTCATATAATCTAAGGCAAATCTGCATTTATGACCAGCTATGTTTTGAGGTATTTTTCTTGAGAAATATCCTATACAAGCAGAATAAGGTTCATTGGTAGTAGGTAGATTTCTGTTCATGACCTCTTCCACAAGCTCTTGGGTGGTTGCTACTGCTTTAACAGACACTAGATTGGCATGTTGGGGTTTTGGTAGTATGTCTTTCTCCGCAACAACAGCGGTGCTGTGCAAAGGTAACACGTTGCTGTCAATCGCTCTGTGTATAGGTGTATTTAATACAGGTAACGTAATTGTTTTTCCGTCATCACTATATAGTATTAATTCTGTTCTACATCTGCTAATTGCTGTATATATATAACTAAATTGATGTTCTTTTAGTTGTATATAATCAGGATAATACAGATGGACAAAATCATAAGTTCCTCCTTGTGATGCATTGACGGTATTAATGTTTAATCTCGCTTCCGGATATTCGTTTTTAAATCTGTTGCACATGTCCTGCGTGAAAGTGAGAAATATATGATTGATGTCACTGAACGGCTTAAATTTCTCCAATTTTTGATACTTCACGTTACCTTTGTTACTCGCTTTGCTTTCTAATTTTACATAATCTTTAAATATATCACAAATCGGTTGAGGTACCCTATGTGTGATATTGATATAATGTTTACCAGGATGATAATCAATACTGAAATTCTCGACGGTGGAGTGATAGTTACGGTATGTTATCTGATAAGAGTCAGTTGCGCCAAGCACACGTGCACCTTTTGCTAAATGTTTGATCAATGCTATGTGGTAACCACTCATTGCGAGAGCCTCGTCTATTATTATTGTTTTATATGTATTTTTCTTAAGGTTCTCTAATGCGGTTACAAAAGTACTTGATATACCTTCGACTTGATCATTATTACTCTTAGATATAGCGGCAAAAGGGGCGATGATTAACGTGCATTTGGGGCAGCAATTCTTATTGTTCATTAATGTCTGTGTTTTCCTGGATCCTGCAGCGCCGTTTACTGCTTCGATTTTTACCTGTTTAAATTCAATATTTCCTTCATTCTCAATGAATTTCTTAAAATAGTCGCCTGGGCTGTGCAATACCCATGTTATGTCACAATTCATTTTGTCTTCTGCATCTTCGTAATATTTAGCAGTATCACATTTGCATACATGTTTGTCGATAATATCCTTTGCTTTATCATATTGCTTATTTTGCAATTCTGCGGTGGTAATTACCTCATCTTTAATGGTACTGCTTACTTTTACATATTCGTCCAAAGACATATTTTTCACGAATTTGTTTTGCAAGTGCACATATATCTCCGACGATCTAATGTCGGAATAATCATTTTGTATCAAAGTGCTCGTCACGTTATGCATGTTATACACGGTGTTGAATTTTGTTTTGAGATCATCATCACCATAACTAGATATTTTAGTAATTACGTGGGCACCTTTGTTGACCAAGTTACAAAGTGATTTTAAGACATCTAAGCTAGGAAAGAAATCATATAGATATATGATCTTCGTATTGAAGATCAATTTAGTTTTGTTGTCTATGATCTCTTTAATGTGTTGGTTGATGTCATTATAATGAGCGTCTGCTGGGAATTTTTGACGCCATTTAAGTGCACCTGAGCCGACATAAACGCTAGTGAGATACGGTATTTGTGTTGGTGCATACCTTGCAAAATCACCAGGTGCGGCCGATAATTCGTGGATTGCGACAAAATCCTTAATATTTTCTCTCATATATTTAATTAAATCATCAATCTTATTTCTCATTTTGTCATCGATGTGATAATTTAATGGTAATGTGCTATGTTTGTCATCAACATTATTGGTGTCATTGATGATTATTCGTGCATTTTGGTTATATATCTTATAACCACCATGTTGACAAGGTCCAGTGCGTTCATATATCTTCTGACTGTTTTCATCTTGATGTAATATGATACGTTGGAACTTGTATTGTGACAATGCATTCTTAAAACAGCACATGTCGCATCGAGACATACCGGTGCCGATTTTAGGTAGCACAACGGTTAATTGATGACGTCTCACGTACTCATCTATGATCTTGAATATTGCATGATATCTTTCAGTGGTGTTTTTGTATGACTTGACACCATGGTTACTATAGGGAACGACGACACCCAGATGTATGGGCATCTTTCCATTTTCATCAGCGTATGTAACCTGCTTAAGCTCTGCTATATTTACGGGTATCTTAAATGCTGCAGCATAACCTCGAAATCGTTCCTCAAATGCCTTTGCGTGACCAGTTTTAGATTCTAATTTTTCAGTGGTTTCATTAATGTATAATTGGTCAACTTCTAACGGCAAATCTTCAAATTTACAACGTACATGTCTTGTATAATTGCAGCTACAATCAACAACTCGATAATGGCTGTCGGTGCAATCAATGGAGTAAATTCTTCCTGTATATTCGACGGTGTTGATGACTGGAACACCTCTGGCATGTACGACTACATTAAGCTTATTACTATATGCAATATTCATGATATCTTCAGCTGAATACCAATTGGGTGGTGGTTGGTTAATGGGTCCACCAAAAGGTGAGACGATATTTTTCAGATCTATATTCTCTTGGCCATATTCTTTCTTATATATCCATCGGAGCGCATGTTCACCACATCTTCCGTCACCTGGGGGGTCATACAACACCTCGATCTTACAAACAGGTGACACATTCTTTGCAACGGTGGTAGATGGCGTCGCATTAGTTGTACTGCTGGTAATGTTCTTCTTACCATCGCCATCATCTTTCGTTTTATCTGTTTCATTCTTCGATAGAATGCTATCGGTAATCTCGTTTAATGGTTGATAATATGCAGATGTTATTGCATAATCATCAAATATGTGCGCACAATCACTATATATTACTTTACTGTACATTACATCACGTGGGTACAGAAAAGATGCATTGTATATGAAGGATTTTTTAATCCATATTTCTTTATTATTATCTGATAACCAGCTGGTTAATGCATCTTTCATATCATGAGTAATCTCACCTAGTGATTGTTTGAGATAAATGACAAAATTGTTAAATAATTGTCCTGGCACATATTGATTGTTCTTCAACTTTTTAAACGCCTCAGAAACAGCTAAAGACCTTTTATAACGCATTATCGCTATTATGACAAATGCGGAGATCTTAATTCTTTCAAAGTCATCACCGTTGACTTCCATACCTTCATATACCATCTCAACAGACGCTCCGCTCCTATACTGCACTTGGTTCACTATGGAAAATGCAAATAATGCAAATTGATTGTACTTAAATGCATCATCTAATTGACCAGTGGCCCAATTCGTTAATCTGTTGAGGAATACAAGAGGGACGCTAAATTTTTTGTCGAATATATTTTTGCACATACCATTGTTAGTAATGTAATGATATATATCTGGCACTATAGCGTTGTCCACTATCTGGCTTATCTTGATGTTTCTAGATATCCTACCTTCCCTCCTGTTTGTACGTGTGATTTTAATATTGGTAAACGTTCCGTAGGTATTGTCCATCTCAAAAACCAAACTAAAATTCACACATTTGATGACTGTCGTTTCAAAATACTTCATCCACTTCCTCTTTGAGTGGGTGTAACAATTGCAGTGGTCCAGATAATCGACAGTGACCACATCACCATCGATTTTGAGGTTATATATGTCTGTATCAGCTGTGTAGTTATCGTCGATCAGCTGAGGTGGCATGAATAACCACAGATCCACTACTGTCAAATTATGATTTGCAAATATCTCGGGCCACAATTCTATGTCGATATCGTATGCTGCATTAATGCAGTATGCATAGTCAGCCTGATAATTGCAATTCTGTGCGCCATTGATGCAAAAAGCATCACTTTTATTGATGTAACCGCGCATGTCGACCAATTTGTTATAATATGCACCTCTCTGATTAAATGATGCTCGCATATATCTGGCATCAGTACGACAGTCATCAACTAACGTGCATAAATGGTGGTTCTTTAATGTTCTTAATGGCGTGCCTCCTATATCTATAACCCGCTTATATTTTTTAGCTACTTCTTGGCATTTACTATAAGCAAATGCATTCAAGGCCGCAGCAACTGGGTGAGAGGCATCGGATAACTTCTCTCGATCACCTGGTTGTGGGTATCTGACAACAATTGGATCTAATACGCGGGTTATTGCTTTAAATTGTTGTGCATTCATACGATATGGGCAAACGAAACCTTCTGAAAGAAGGGAGGCCGCATTGTTGACTTGCTCATGTTGTAATAAATCAACCACTTTTTCGTTTGCGCCACGGCTATTAACATTCATTGGGTTGATGTTATCCCCCCAAATCTGTTTCACCATTTTGTCTATTAATATATTATTCTATTAGTACGATTATTCTATTAGTT